TCTGTAATTATAGAATCTATATTCATAACGTGATAGTTCTCATTTTATCATAAATATCGCCAACTTTACATTTCACCGGAAATTTTCCTTGTTCCATAATGGTTTTGATTTGCGGTAAAATGTTCTGGGCTTCTGATAAAGGAACATCAAATAGCACTGAATCGTATGTGTATAGTATTATGCAAGTTTCATGACTCTGCAATAATTGCGATAGTTGTGACAACTTATTAATTGAAACTTCAGTCTCTGTGGCTTGAAGATAATAATTAAACAGCTTGTATGCCGTCATGTTTTTTGCTTGGTCTTTGCAGATGCTTCTGCCTATGATAGGTGTTTTTATGCAACCAACCCGTTTCCAAGAGTCCCAAAGCTTAAACACAAAATCATTTACTTGTGCAAAGAATGGAATAGTTAAAAACTCTTTGTCTATGCCTCCGTACAAAAGTCGAAACGTTATGCTTTTGCTTTCTGATCTTTGCTCGTCTGTCAATTCATCAACACCAAAATAAAAGCGACCCAAATAATCATGTATACTTGTTTCTGGTAAATCGTATTGTATCATCTTGGCTATCAGTCTAACATGATAACTGTCAAAGTCCATTTCCACCAAAGCTCCTTGTGGGTGTCTGCTCTGAAATGCGGCTCTGGTGCCATCTTCTTTGTTCATGGCCGCATAATTGAATCCTCGATATGCGTTGCTAGGTCTACCTGTTGTGGTGTAATAATTGTATGAAGAATACACTTTGCCTTGATTAACTAGTTCTGGCATTTTAAAACTGCTGTTAACTGCTAATCCGTTGCGCTCTATTTCAGCAAATGTTTTAGGATATAATGCGTTAAACTGTTTGTATGAATCTGTGAGCTCTGCGTTCATACACATTGGCCAGGCATAATGTCTAATCTTCTGGCACATTGCCAAATGCTGTTGCAAAGGAATCACTGCATTTACTTGTGGTAAATTGTACATGCGTTTCCAAAAGAAATCGTGGGCTGCAGTCGGATAATGCTTTTCATCATATGCTTCAGAATACGTGTACCACCACAGACTCTTTACATCCCATACGGCTTCATTACCACCCGTTTGAAGCCACCGCTTCTTGTCATGGATAAATATATCGTCAAGCTGCAGAAACTGTTCTAAGTGCTGTGTAAAGCCCCGTATTTGTTCTGTATGATGCATTGGTATCAACCATTCACTGTCATCTTCACAATAAACATACAAAGCACATACTTTTTGTTCAAATGCTTTCTGCGTAGGATTAGCATAGATAGGAACTATGAGTGTGCGATTGTCTTTTATTACTTCAAGACACGTCAGTACATCTGATTCATAGTCTACTATCATATATGTATAATAGAAAATATTTGTTACGAATCCAATCCGTTGATGTCTACTGGGGCAATGAAGTCTGTGTCAGTGTAGTATTGTAAAGGATTGTTTAGATACATAGACAAGTTAGGCATTGTGGATTCTGCATTTTTAACAGCTTGTAGATTTTTACTGCGTACTCCTTGAATGGTCATGTTGCCTTGAATCATGTCTTCAATGTCTCCAACTATATGCCATTGTAGTTGTGTTGCAGAATAAATTGTTGGGTCAATTTTTTTCTTGCCATAATCAGTAAATGTTTTATCATCAATTTCATAGAATTTAATTTCATTGTTTTTCTTGATTATGTATCTTGTAATAAAACCAGCATCTATATCTTTTTTCGTTACTACTACATTATGTGTTTCAAATGAATTGTATTGTAGTTCTACATCAGTTACGCGATTATATGTTTTTACAGATTCAGATAGTTCTTTATATGTATATAATCTTACTGATTTATTTTTATTCCATTTAGGTTGTGTATAAACTTCACCTGTAGTGTATTTATGATATAAACCAACATATTCTTCATAATCAGCAGTCATCCATTCAGCTCCTGTTGTGTAAAGATCTGTGGTTATTTCATTGACGCTATAGTATGCTTTTTGTCTCATTCTTTAAAATCTATTCTAGGTCTCATTATGCACTTGATACCGGTTGTCCATTCTCCAGACTCATTTACATCATGATTTATTCCTACTATACTAAAAACTGTGTTGTTGGTATATCTTGCTGGTAAACCTTTAAATGTTAAAACGTCTCCGTATCTAAATCCATTTATTCCGTCTATATCAAATGAAGCATCAAATGGAATAACCGGAGCCTTCATTTGATTTGTTTCTTGTATGGTTGGCATTGGGTATTGCACATACTTTTTCATTTTTCCTAACAATACTCCAGCATCTGTACTACTTTCAAAGTTTTTTGAATATTCTTCAATTGAACCTGTTAATGCATTGATTCGTTCTTCATGTTGCTTCGTGTATTGTTCATTGATTTTTGTTAATATATCTTCAGTAATTATGTTACTTGATACTTCATAATGTAATCCATCTTCAGAAACACCTCTAGTAAACGTGTTGGCACTATACATATATGATAAAAACGGAGCAATATCTGACTCATCCATATTAGATGGATCTTGATTCATCACGTATGCTAATGTAGATGCATCTTGTGGTAACTTTCCATTAAAATTAAATGATCGTACTATTGTTCCTATTTCATCATTTGCAAACATTGGTATGTTAAACGGTTGTGGAACATCTGTTCTGGGTCTAACTTGATTTGCATCATAATACAATAATTTTGTTTTTAAATCTGGATGGCTAATTAATTGCATATCAAATGCTCTTCCGCTAGCGTTATATATTTCTGCAGATAATTTTATTAAAAATGATTTAACATTGAATGGTCTAGGATTTTTTTTGTCTTTTACATTCATTACTTCATCATGAAGTTGTTGAATAAGTGGCATCGATATAAAAATAAGTGAAGGGTATGAAACAGGATCTTGATTGTTTTTATTTACGAAACTAGGCTTTTTATCATCTAAATTTCTAAATAAAACTCTTCCAGCATAATTGTCTTGTTTTGGAAATATAATGTTTTGAACATTGCAAGAAACCATTCTTTCATAGTATTTACTAGTGCATAAATCTTTTCGTTTATCACATATAATTTCTGCTTTACCAATTACTGCTTCTAGTTTTGAAATTATAAATCTATTAATAAAATCAATTAATGCTCCTAATGTTATATAAGTTATAGTCTCATCAGAATATACTTTACCCCACATATACCATATATTTTCATTTTCTCGATCTTCATATATTCCTTCAGCTACAGAATTTAAATCAATTTTTTTCTGTTCAACTACGTCATTAACACGTTTCCAAAATGTAGTTGGTTGTTGAGTTGCTGTTATTGTTTCTTTTTCTTGAGCTTCATTCATAGCCATTGAAACGTCAGTATATATTTGTGTAGTACCTCTAATACTTAATCCGACTACTACTGAAGCATCTTCTTGATAATTTAAATCAAATGATGTTATAACTCCATCAAAAATAAATTTATTCATTTTAGAAAACTCTTCTCGGTCTTCGTCAGAATATCCTAAACTTTTTAATTTTTCTACAGACGGCATAACTTCGTTGCTTAATTTTCCACCCGTTTCTTGTTTAGTTATAATTGCAGATTCGGGATGAACGAGTTCTATTCTTACATGCCGGCCAGGTTTTAAATAAACAGATTCAAAAAAGTTTAAGTCTCTAACCGGATTTGGTACTGTCACATTAACTGTTGCAGTCTGCATGACGCCCATTGAATCATCTCCAATTTGTATACTTACTGCAGTAATGTATGGTGGTATTCTACGAGATGTATTAGAACCATCAGTAATTTCTTGATTCTGTATAATTTTAGCTATAGGTCCACTTGGAATAAAACTATAATACGGTCTATCAGATAAAAACCCACGTGGACCGTTTGGCATAAATTCTCCACCACGCGTTATATTTCCTCCTAGTATTGCGTCATATAATATAAGTTTTTGATCTACAACTTGTTCATTATCTTTTTTATCAACAGGTTTATATGTTATCTCATATGGTGTTATTTGCACATTTGCAACTTTGCCTAACATAAAATCTAAATCTTTAGTTGTTCGATTTCGCTTTCCAGCTGCTCCCCGAGCTAGTAATTCTAATTGTAAATTACGATCTACTGCTGTGTAAAAAATATCACTCATCTTGTTCTGTTTGTGTTTGTAACTCGTTCAAAAAATTCTTGTTTTACAGGTATTCTCAACTTTGTATTTTCTGGAACAACTAATGTTCCTTTTCCTAATCCGTTTGCTGCAGCAATTACCCACCATAATCCTTGATCATTATAAAACGTATGTGCTAATTTATCAAGTCGATCAATTGATGTAGTAATTATGTATGTGTCATTAGGTGAAGCAGGAATTGCTGGAAATATAGTTGTTGCTTTTCTGCGTTTTCCTGATTCATCTTTTATTATGTCGGTTACTATGTATCTACTCATGGTGTTAATCCTGTATTTAATCCATTATTTTGCTGAAACGGATTCGATAAAGTTGCATTTGATGAAAAGCTTGGTTGATTATTATCTGATTGTTGTTCTTGTAAACTTTCTTCTTGTAATTTTTTTAATTGCTCTATATCAAGTGTAGGCGGATTATCTTTTGCATCTGACAACCAATTATCTGTGCCTTTTATTGGTAATCCAGATGAATCGTAACGTTGAGCCAATGAATAAAATCTTCCATTTTTCTGTGGTAACCAATCCGTTACGATTCCTAATGAAAGGCTAACATCAATTTTCTGTGGTACTTGCATCATTTCTGGATCGCCTTCTATGTTGATTTCCCATGGAGATTCTGCATCATATAAAGTATAATTTAAACTTTTAATTACTGCAGCTTGTTGCACAAACAAATCGCCTATAGTTATACGAAGCCAACTTCCAACTAACGCAATATTTTGTGAATCATATTGTGGAGCAGTATAACCTGCTAATGCATTTAATTTTCTCCATATAGGTTTAACTTCATCTCTATCAGTTGCAAATACTGTGAAATCTAGACTTATGTCTCTGCTATATCCAGAATATTGATAGTTTGGGTCAGCTCGACCTATTAATTTTACTTCATTCCAATTGCTACCAAATGTGTCTGTTAAACTGTTTATACTAGCTCGGAACACTATGATATCATCCTTTCCTTTACCTCCAGCACTTAATGAAGGACCAGTTAAATAAAATTTTATAAAATCTTGCGTAATTCCTCCACCGACAGGAAAAAATTCGTTGATTGCTCCAAATACTTCTCCACCACCATCGAATATTTCTGGTTTCCACTGATATGCTGCATTTAATGTTCTTTGACCAAAATCTATAACGTTAACTTTGTCTCCTCGAAACGGAGTAATTACCGATAATGGATTAAAAGTTGGTTTCCATTTTTTTTCTACTCCACCTCTCCATGCAGTCGCAACATGACTTTGTGCTGTAAAATCATTGCGAAGTGCATATGGATTATCGTGGTCACCCCAGCCGTATGTTGCTTCTCGATTGAATAAACTATATGCCCCGAATCGTGTTGCAGCCGCTCCAGCATAAGCACCAGTTCTTACAGCAAATTTTAATCCTCCAGGCTCTCGAAACCCTCGAAGCAAAATTCTTTGTGTTGCTGCAGCACCGTCTATTCGTTGTCCCAAACCTCCTTCATTGAGTTTAAATCCTTTTCGACTTCGAAAGTCTACATATTTTACGCCTGGTATTAACGTGTTTTTTTCAACGTTAGCAACAGCATATTGTGAATATATAGATTGTTCTGAATTACTATCTATCAAAGAGTTTCCAATTTGTGCAACTTGTGGAATCCCTACTAAACTTGCTGCAGTAGATGTTGCTAATTGAGCAGCTCTGTTTTTTAAACTTCCTTCTTGTATGTTAGTGGTTGGAGCAGTTAGTGGAGTCCAATTGACTGCATTGTTATTTTCATAATAATCGGTGCTAAAACTAGTTACATTCTCAACATTCAATCCAGGACGAATTTGACTCAATGAGTTATTTGCAAACGCATTAGTTATGCTTGGTTTCGGTATTATGAATGTTTGATTTGGTAGTGGCATAATTTACTTATAATTTTTTAGTTCCATAGTCAAAGTTATTGCTTTTTATTGCAGTTAATATTGCTGCTAACAATGTTTCCATGCGTCCTGTGCTCATGATAGGTCCACCACCTGCTGCCATTTTAGCTGGATTTTTATTTATCTTGTCAAGTAGTGGTCGATATTTTCTTGTTGCTGCGGCATTGATTACATATTCTCCATCGGATAATCTGGCAGGAATACTATCTGATGTTCCGGTTCCTGGGCCTGTTATGAATCCACCGGCGGCTGATTTTTCAACTTCCGTTACAGATAGTGATTTATCGCTAGGTAAATTTACCATGGTTATTGGTTTTTTTAGCAGTTCTATGGTATCACTACCTACATTTAACATACCTTCGAATATACCTAACGCTGTATTAACTGGTTGTAATGCTGCAGCATATGACTGTTGTGCAATTGACAATTCTCCTAAAGCTTTAGTTGAACTTTGTATTGAATTAACATATGTTTGAGCAATACCATCTTTTCCTAAAATTCTACCATCTAGTTCTAATTGTTTTCGTATTTCTCCAACTCCGCCACCTACTTGAATTTTATCACCAACTTGTTTAACTAACGCCATTTCAATATTATCTAAACTATCTGCCATGCGTTGTTCAGTAGTTCTTGTGTCAGATGCTTTTAATACTTCAGATATTTTGTCAGCGCTAAATCCTTCTGCTTTCATGGCTTCTGCAATTGCATCTGCTTCGCCTTCAGCTTTTTTCATTAACTCTTGAATACCTAATTCATTAACTAATTCTGCTTGTTGTTTTTGACGCATTAAATCAGCTTCACTCATTCCAAATAATTGAGCAGCTTGTTTTCTAGCTAACATGTTGTTTTCTAATGTATCACCCTCTTGCTCTAAAAATTGTTGCATTAGATCAGCTTGTTTAGTAGCGTCACCTTTAAGTGTAGCCATTCTATATTCATTAGTTAAACTTTTTCCTTGATTGTCTAGCAATCTTCGACCAGTAAGTTGTTGATATTCTAATTCAGTTCCAATACTAGATTCAATATTTAACATGTTTTGGCCGGTGCTGTTTAGTTGTTCTAATGTGGTTCCTAATAGCCTGGCTTTCATTGTAGCTTTTTCTAATTGACCAGGTACTCTGCCGTATTGTGCTTGAAGATCAGCCCCCATATTAGTTATGTCTTCAATGATTTGAGCTTGCAATTGTGTTGCATCCATTCCCGTTTTGTCTGCCATTGCTTGAGTCATTGCATTTAAAGACTCTACTGCAGCTGCACCGGTTTGTCCCATACCTCGAGCATAAAGTTCAAAGCTTTGTGCTGCATCTTCTGTTAATCCTAGATTATTTTGTAAATATGCTTGCGTTTGAAGTAATGATTCTCCATGATCGCCTAATGTTTTTGTATTAGCAATTAATCCGCCTGTTAATGAGTTTAATGTTGCTGTATATTTAAATAATTTTTCATCACCAACTCCAATATCCGCTCCTACTTTTCTTATTGTTTGACCTACCTTTGCTGCTTGTATGCTACTCATTTTAAACGACTCATTTAGTTTTGAATTTCTTATTTCAAAATATGATACTGTTTTAGTATATTGTAACAAAGCTTCGTTCATTTTTTGAGTCATTCCCACAGTCACGTTAAGACCTGCACTAAGTGAAGCAATATTATTTTGAGCCTCTATTACTATTGAATTTAAATTATTAAATCTAGCTCCTAAATTATTAAGAATTTCATTAACAGGAGGCAAGGCTGTTTTTAATGTTTCAATTGTACTATTAAAGTTTTTTAAAGTTTCCGTAACAGCATTTGCTGAAACGCCCATTGCATTCAAATTTTGAGCAGTCTGTTGAGCATTAGGCTTTTGTTTTGCACCTAGTCTAGGCTGTTGTTTTAAATGCTGTATTAATATGGCGTTAGATGTATACAATTAGATTCTTTTATTATAAATATTTACATATCTATTTTTTGATAGGGCCTCGTTGTATTTGACCAGAATTATTCTGTTGCTCTGTATCATCTGCCGCTTCTCGCATCTTGTTTATTCTAGACACCCAAAGCTTTCTGATACGTAGTGGCATTGTGTAAATGTCTTGAAAAGTCCATCGGCCGTCACCTGCCCATAATAAGTCAAATATTTGATTATGAAGAAATATTTGATCTTTCGGCTTAAACCCGAAAAATGTCAGCGCTAAATTGAAACACTGCAGAATAGGTGCCTCCATCTTCACCTATTGCTTGAGTATTAGATTCAATACCTGGTACATTATTAAATATAGTTGTTCTTAGTTTGCGGCTTTCAATAGCAATTAATTCATATTTAAGAAAATCTTCAATTGTTTTTTTATTTGTTTCTCCGTCGACAGAATATATACTTTTACCTAAATAATCTGAAACTTGTTTTTCTGGATCTATAGAAACAACTTCAGATTCTGATAATAATCGATATTTAATTTCTTGTCCGTTTTGAGTTTGATATGTGAAACATCCATTCTCGTCTGATGTTAAGTCAAATGGTTTAAAGTTTAACTTAGTTAAATCTATAGTAGCTTTAATTAGTTTATCGTTTTTGTCTTTAATCATAATAGTATAATCATTTCCATATCCTAATATTCGAGCAGATACTATTAATGATTCTTTATCAGCATAAATTAAATCATCAACATTGACTCCGGGAGTTATTATAAGTGATTCTAATAGTTTGTCAAATACTACTCCATTGTTTATATAAGTAGAATTTGTTAGTATGTCTTCATCATATGCAGTCATGTGCCGCATTTCTATTTCTCCTTTTCTGAGTGGAGATGATTCTGGATATACTTTTCCGGCACTAGGAAATTTCACTATGTTTGCAGGAAACTTGTTGATTTGTTTGCTTTGTTCGTATTGCTTCTTTGCAAGTTCAACTAATTGTTTGTTGTCTAATCTGTCAGTAACTTTACTCATTAATAGTCCTTATTATAACTTTATTATAAATATATAAACACAAAAAAAGTAGGGCGTTTAACCCTACTTGAATTGTATAAGTATTTTGTTTTAGAAGCTTAAGAATGCCCAATCATATCTCAATGTCATTTCAATCATAACAACATCTTCTGAACTCCAATCTAAACTACCAAAATTAGTGCTTTGAATGTAAGCTCCTTTCAATATCCACTGCTCGACCTTTTCTCCTAGCGGTGAAAGTTGTGTCAATGTTATTTCTTTTTTATACATTGAAGAATATCCATTTCTACCTGTTGCAGATTCATGATGTAAACGAACCCACTCCATTACTGCCTGTGCTGCAGATGGAACAATTGGGTCATATAAATTAACAGATATACTACTCCATTTAGATTTACCTTTTACATATCTTTGCACATTGATATGATCCAACGTAATCTCTCCATTTTCCAAACTAGGTTTTGCTGAAGTTTTAATTAGATATGCAGGAATTCCTTCGATTTCCATGATAAACTGATGTTGTTTTTTAGGTTCCCAAGAATAAGCATTTTGCCAATAGTTATTGTCTAAACCATAATCAGCAAAATCCGTTCCCGGGTTGGCGGTATTTATTCTATCTTCTAATGCCATATTGTTTCCTTGTTATTTTTAATATAAATATCGGTAACAGTAAAAAAGGTAGAGCCGAAACCCTACCTTTTTGTATCATATGGTTATTCTATTCTGGGAATGCAGCACCCGTAGGTTGTATATTAAAGTCTAAAATAATAAACTCTGCAGTTCTGGTTGGTTGCAAGAATATTTGTCCGTACATAATATTTTGATCTATTACGTCTGGAGTATTGTTGCTTTCATCCATTACTACTCGGAATGCTGATAATCCTTGTTGTGCTCGTACTTGTTCTAGATACGGATTCACAATACTCAAGAATCTAGTTCTTGTTGCTGAAGTGTTTTGTTCGAATACTAAATATCTAGTTGACGAAGCAATAAACTTCTTAACTGCAATAAGCAAACGGCGCACATTTACTCTGTCTAATGCACTTGGACGAGCTTGTAGAGTCTTTTGCCCCCATACCACAATTCCTTCGTTAGGGAAGTTTGCTATAGGATTAACTCGATTCTCATACAATTCATCTCTGTTAGCTTGACTTAGGTTTTTATATGTTCCAACCACAGTAGTCAATCCTCCTCGAGTCAAACC